GGGGTGATAGCTGTCCGGCCCCGTGATGTTGATGATCAACGTGAGGCCCACCGACCCCTGCCCGCGGTCATAGTCGTCCTCCAACGCGAAGCGGTAGCCGCCCCTGTATTGGAATACGTCAAGCAGCTCGCGCAACGCCATCGGATACGGCGCCACCTGAGTCATCACATCACCCATCACAACTCCTCGGTTTATGCCCTGGCCAGGGCGTCATTGACCCACACGCTCATTCGCTCGAAGTCCGTCGACAGCGACACCCGGCCCGCACACCCGTTGCAACGTTGCGCCCACCGTGCCCAGCGGTCAACATCACCATCACCCACGAAACTCGGGCGCTCGTTCCGGTCTAGCTCGGCGAAGATCATGTTGCATCGGCCGCACAACAGTCCGCGAATCCATCCGTGCGCATGGCAGTGATCCCACGCGTTACCCCAGCGAGAGCAGGCCTGGCACTTGATCGTCTGCCGCGGGATGCGTGGCACGAGCTGCGACCGGTATAGAACGTTGCGACCTGCGGCCAGATCGGCCAGAAGCGTTGGTACATAAGGCATTGGGGCTCCTCGGGTGGACGCCGAAAGCGTTGCGGGACAACAGATTCAGCGCGCCGCACGATATCACACAGCGTGACCGGCAGATATTTTCGGGGGTCGATAAATCCCGAACAGGCTTGCCTGTTTGGGCCTTGATCGGCGCTAAAAATTTGCGACGTTTGCGCTGAATCCCTTACGTACCAACGCTTCTAGCGCGCTGCATTGTGCGCTGGATCTGTTGCGTACCAACGCTTCTGGCGCTTGATGTGCGTGCGTGGTTGTGTTGGTGTGTAAGGGTTGTAGCTCAGCAGTCGTATGGGATGGATGGCTCGATGCGGTGCTGTCCGTGTGGGTGGGTCGGTGGTAGCAGGTCGTTGGCCTCACCCTGTGTCACCTGGTACTCGTCCAGCCCTGCGTACGCATGGCCCGATGGCACGTCAGCATCCTTGATCACCTCGGGGCCAGGCTCACCCTCCCAGCGGTAGCCACCCGCTGGCATGATGTCGGTCTTGGGTGCGAAGACGCTGCCCTCCGGTACGAGCGCCGGACCGCTGGCCTGCAGCCCACCCGTGGCCACGGTGCCGGGGTAGGTGGGCTCGGCACTGTGCCAGACCATGCCTTCACGCTGGACCATGGGCCCGGGTACCCGCTCGGGTAGCGGGCGGTTGGTCAACGGGTCGGGCCTGTCCCCGTACGGATCTAGGTGGATGGCGCGCGCACTGGTGGCCACGATGCGGGTCTGACCGTTGTGCCCGTGGATGCGTTCGACGTCGGCCATGTGTGCGTATATGACGGTCGACCCGATGTTGCCGAGCCAGCGGAGTGCGACGGTGCCGTCATCGAAGGCGACGCCTTGGGCGACGACGCCGGTACCGCTGACCCCGGTCTCGTCGACGTCGCGGTGTAGCTCGAACGTGTACATGGCGGTTGTCCTCCTCGTTTGGGTGCCCCGTCCCGCGTGTGTGGCTAACGGTGCGTGGCGAGCATAGCTATCCGTGGGTGATGCATCGGCCGGGCCTGAGATCTTGGCTTAGCGTGGCGCTGGGCGTGGTCACCAGTGACGTGATCGTGGTGACGTGGCCGGTGGTAGGCGGCGGCCGCCCTTGGATTGGTTGCACAGCCGGCCGCAGGTGGGGCAGGGGTTGTTGATGCGCTGGTGCTGGTTGGTCATGGTGCCGTGGGCTGGCTGAAGGTTGTCGATGTCGTCGAGCCCGGGCACACCGGGTGGCCAGTCGCGGTGGCTGACGATGTGGTCGACGGTCAGCGATCCGCCGTGGTGGCAGATGCCGCACTCGTCGCTGGCGGCCAACACGAGCGCCTTGAGGCGGCGATAGCCGGTGTGTCCGCTGGTGGGTGAGCCGCCCATGGGTCAGCCCATGCCACCGCTCGTGGTTGTTGATCCACCGAGGCCACCGACCATGGCTGATCTTGTATCCAGTTGCCCGGCGTTTGCTGCGCCACCGTCGAGCGCCGTCCCGGTGGTCGTGCCGCCGAACGTCCCCGTGGTGGCGCCGGATCCGTCGAGCCCGATGAGTGCGGGTGTGTAGGCGGCGATCGCGTCCGCCCCAGCGCCGAGCGCACCAACGCCGGCCAGGGTGGCGGCAGCTCGGGCGGCGACGATCACCGCGGCGAGCAGGTTGCCCACGCCGGCCAGGCTCGTGCCCGCGATCACCTTGGTCTGGGCCATGACCGCGGTGAACGTGCCGGTGCCGGCGAGGGTGGTCGTGGTGACCTTGGTTTGGGTGATGCTGGCGAGCAGGACACCCGTGCCGTCGAGCGTGGTCGCGATCAGTTTGGGTGGGGTGCCGGTGACCGCGTCAGCGGTGAACGTGCCGGTGCCGGCGAGCGTCGTGGTCGTGACTTCGGTTTGGACCACCGCGGCGAGTAGGACGCCCGTGCCGGCCAGGCTCGCCGCGGTGGCGAACTGGGTCCGCGTCGCCGCCGCCAGTAGAGCACCCGTTCCGGCGAGCGTCGTCGCGATCACCTTGGTCTGGGTGATCGCCGCGGACATGGTGCCGGTACCCGCCAGCGATGCGGCCGAAGCGACCTCGGTTTGGACCACGCCAGCCAGGAGCGCCCCGGTGCCGGCCAACGTCGCATCGATCTGCTTGGTCTTCAACGCGTCGGCGGCGAGGGTGCCGGTGCCGTCAAGTGACGCGGCGGTGGCGAACTGTGTGCGGGTCGCGGCAGCGATCAACGCACCAGTGCCGGCGAGGGTCGTCGCGGTGGTGAAGCGTTCAACGCTCGCCCCGGCGATGAGCGCCCCGGTGCCGTCGAGCGTCGCGTCGATGTTCTGCGTGACACCGCCAGTGCTGACCGGCAGGAACGCGACCACTAGAACGTTGGTCCTCAGCACTCCGGCGGCCTGCGTGAACGTCGCCGCGATCGGGTCGGGCGTGACCTGGGTCAACTCCTCCATGAAGTCGCCCGTACCGCCATCGCTGTATCGCAACGTGAAACCGCTACCGGCCGCCGTAGTGCCCAGGCCGTTCGTCTGCAGGGTTGCGCCGACGATCCATTCGCCCGGCTGTGTCGTGGTCACCGCTGGGGAGCTGATCGCGTCGACGGCGCCGCCGTTCGTCGTGTCGAGCACACCCGCGTGCTGATCCACCGCACCGGTCGGCAGGCCCTCGATCGCGAGTACGTCCTTGGCGGATGTGGTGACGTTGAACGTGACCGTGATGGCGTTGACGGCCGGGATCGACAGTGCGCCGACACAGACGTACATCGACCCGTCTTGGTTAGATGCCGGGTCGTGGACGGTATCGGTCAGCGTGTAGACGTTCGCGGTGCCGTCGCTGACGCCCGTGACGACCTGGGTGCCGCCGCTCGTGTCCCACGAGACGGCAACGACGATCGTGGCGCCGGCTTTGGTGTCGGCGTTGAACGATGTCGCGGTCGTGGTGGCTGACGGGTTGGTGTGATTCGCCGGAGTCGTGGCCTGTACGAAGTATGGCGGCGCTGGCCGGCTGATCGTCAGCGGGTCCAGGAACGCGCCCGGGTGCGGCGGGCCGGGTGTGAAGGGTACGAACGCGACGGCGGGCATGGCCGTCGGCCCTAGTTAAGCGACCGGAGCGACGTCCACTGCGCCGCGATCGTGTTCGACGCGGACGCCGCACCCCAGGTCACATCGAGCAGCAGACCCTGGTTGATCGTGTGGTCCGCGGTCGCCAGGACTGTGCCGCCGATACCGAGGTCGACGTCGAGCCCGGCGGCGGCACCCTGGAAGCTCATCTGGCCGTTGCCGGTGACGGTGGCACCGGCGGCGGCGATGCCCAGCGCCCGGACCGCCAGCACGAACCGGCCGAACCATGAGGCGGCGGTGACCGACGATGGCAGCGCTGTCGTGCGCGATGCGCCGAGCGCAGCGTTCGACGATGGGGTTGCCGATGTGCCCAGGGTCGGGTTGACGATGATCGTCGGCGTCGCGGTGGTGCTGTAGACGCCGCCACACAGCAGCTCGTAAAGCTTGCCGGGTTGCATGTCCAGGGCCGGGATCGGTGTCCACAGCGCCGGCACCCACAGGTTCGTGCGGGTGACGGTGTTCGCGACGGGTGTGTGTGATGCGGGTGGCGCGCCGACGATGTCGCCGCCGGTGAACGTCTGCCGAGCCATGGCTCAGGCCGCCACTGGCACGAGCGAGATCGACGCCGAGGTCAGGGTGAGCGTGTCACCGGTGTTGACCGTCCGCGACGCGGTCAGCGTGAACGACGCGTAGAACGTGCCCGCCGACGATGCCGAGAACAGGGCGAGGTGCGAGACGACTTCGCCGTTCGTGCCGGCCCAGTTCGTCCAGGACACCGACAGCGACAGCGAGATCAGGCGTGGTGTCGTGCCCGATGGCGCCGACCAGGTGATCGAGTTGCGGGTGGTGACCGATGAGACGGCGGTGGTGCCGGCGGCGCCCGGGTCGGCGGTGTGTAGCTCGATGAACTGGCCTGCGGCGCCGGTGAACGTGGTGCCGCGGAGGACGTTGAGCCACGCGTCGATCGTGTTGGTCGAACTGAATCCGACGGTGGCGAGCTGCAGACGACCGAGCAGCAACGCGAGGATCAGGGTCGCACCGACGATGACCTTCAGCAGTGCACTGCCGCGCTTGGTGTCGGCATCGTCCATCACCCGATCGCAGTCGCCCGTGGGGCACCCGACGCTGGCGCAGCAGTCCATGTGTCGGTCGTTGACCGAGCGGTCCAGGAAGTCCATCACCAGCCGGGCGTGTACGTCACCGTCGACGTCGCCGAGCGCTTCGATGTTGTGTTCGAGCGTCACCAGCTCGTGAGCGAGGTGGCTGACGAACTCGTCGGTGCCACCGGCGAACGTGTGACGTGGGTGGTCGTCGACGCCGAAACAGATGTCACAGACGCGGAGCGCTCGTCCACCGCCGATCAGCTTGACCATCGCAACCCGCCCATGTCAGCTCCGTCCGTGGTCGGTGGGTGAGACGAGCCCCCGGCCGATCATCCCTCGCCGCCGACAAGCGGTGCGGATGATCGACCGGCCGGGGTGAAGCTCGGCCCGAACTACCAGGTCCCCGGTTTTTCCGCGGCCCCTCGGCGGTGTCAGCGCCTACTCACCACGGACAGGTTCGCCCGCATCGTACGCCGCGATCGCGTCGAGATCTCGCAGCTCGTCCATGAGGTCGCGTTGCCCTTCGATCTGCGCCGGTGGCCGCAGGACGTCGAGCGCCTTCGCGATCTCGACCGGATCCTCGGTGCGCCACTTCGCCAGCTTGCCGTAGTCGCCCGACATGTCGACCGAGATGCCCACGCGGTTCATCGCGGCGGCGACGAGCGCTGTCGTGCCACTGCCACCGAACGGGTCGAGCACGACCGCGCGGCGGGTGGGTGCGTCGACGTTGGGGCATCGGCATATGTGCCCGATGACGTGCCGCTTGGTCTCGCCGCGGATCCCGGCCCGGCCATCGGGTTTGTTGGGCACCATCGTCACCCGCCCATTGTGCTGCCCACCGATGACGCGTTCGGACTCGACGCGCAGACGCCGACCCTCCCCGCAACGGGTGCAGATCCCCGAGGGTGACCACCCGGCGGTGAAGCGTTTGGGCCACTCCATCGGGAACGCGGCGTAATGGTCGGTGAGGTTGAGATGCGCCGGGACGAGCAGCGGTTCCGATGCGACCTCCCACACCGAGCCGGGTAGCTTGCCCAACGGGTTCGGTGCATCGGGTCCACCGTCACCACGGGCGATCGATCGTTGATGGGCGGTGTTCGTGATCCCAGCCAGGGCCCGCCCGGTGTTGCGCTGCAGCAGGCGGTAACGCTTCTCGGTGACCGTGCCGTCACCCGCGTACGGCTCGCGGATCGCGTCGGTCGCGGCGTAGTACCGCGGCGACTTGGTGAGGTGAAACCACTGCTCGTGGGAACGCTTCACCCGGTCGAGCACCGACTCGGGCAGGCAGTTCACCTTCGACCAGATGATCTCCGATCGGAGCGTCAGCCCGAGTCGGTCGATGCACCCGATCGCGTAGCGCCAGGGCAAACCGATCAACGACTTGTCGCGGACGTCATCGAACGAGCGCCGAGCGCGTGGGATCCGGGCGAGGTCGCGGTCACGGATCGATGGTGTCCCGGCCAGCGTCGTCGAACCGGTGCCGTTGTTGTTCGGTGAGTCGCTGCCCGCGTACTTGTCGCCCAGGTTCACGAACATCGACCCCGATGGCTTCAGGACGCGGGCCCATTCACGGGTCGCGTCGATCAACGATTCGATGTAGAGCCGCGGTGATGCCTCGGCGCCGATCTGCCCGTCGTAGGCCACCCCGTCGTCCTCGTAATCGCGCAGCGCCCAGTACGGCGGCGAGGTGACGATCAGGTCGACCGAGTCGTCGGGGAGCGCCAGCGAACGGGTGTCGCACTGCAGCAGCACCACCGACCCGGGTAGCCGCTCGACGTCAGGCATAGAACCCGCCCTCCTGCGATGGTGGCTCGACCTCGGTGAAGCCACCGATGCGTCGGATGATGCGCAGGTGGTTCGTCGAGTACGTGTCGGCGAACCCGCGACAGATCGCCGGCTCGATGTCGTCACGGTAGATGGTCGAGTGGCAGATCACGAACGCCTCGGCGTCGAGCGCCTCGGCGATCAGTAGGCGGATCGTCTCGGCCGGCACGTCGATCTGCCCATCACCTGGTGATCGCATGATGCACGAGCTGCAGCGCTCGCGAAGCAACCGCGGACGATTGTCGGGGCCGTACACGATGAACGAGCGGGCCATCTCGTCGTCCTCGACGTCGATCGCGTAGTCGTCGGTCATGTGGATCGCTTCCCTTTCCGGGTGGGTTTGCGTAGGCCCAGCGATTCGAGCATCTGCTCAACATCGGCGGGCGGGGTAGTTGTCGGGGCGAGTGGCCAGAGGCCCGAATCGGGGGCCTCGCGCGCGCGCGCGTGGGCGCGCACTACCCCGTTAGGGGTGGGGTACACGTCATCCTGGGTGACCTGTTGACGGACGCCGTTTGACCTGTTGACGCCGTCCGTCAATACGTCAGCATGGGTGACCTGTTGACGTTCGAGTGGTGTCAACAGGTCATCATGGGTGACCTGTTGACCAGGTGCCGCTAGATCGTAGATCGTGGATGTCGGCTTGGCTGTGCCGCGGGCGTGACCGCGCTCGTGTACGACGATCCAACCCTCGGCCCGTAGCTGACGCGTGGCGCGTTGAACGGTCGACACCGACAGCCCAGTCACCGCGGCGAGCCAGGGCACACCAGCGAGCGCCCGGGTGCCATCCACCCGTGCCTGCCCGACGATCGCCAGCGCCACCAGGGCACGGCTCGACGAGATGCCTGGGCGACCATCGATCGCCCAGGCAGCAAGCCAGTCTCTCCGCGTCGTTGGCACGCGGCCATCACCTCGAACCCGACGGGTACCGCTCCTTGATCGTCGCCCGGTACGCGTCGGCGAGGGCCTGCGCCGGTTCCGCCGGCGGGTCGACCATCGTGGCGAGTACGAGACACAGTTGCGGCCACCGGTCGGGGTCTGGGACCAAGGCGACCAACCACGCCGCGGCACGATCCCGCGACATGATGCCGACCGCCGTGACCACCGCGTCGGCGAGTGCATAGATCTCCGCGTCTGTGTCGGGTGGCCCGGGGTCGAGCGGCCACCCGTTGGGCGGTTGCTCCGACGCCATCAGTCGTCGATGTCGGCGCTGTCCGACTCGTCGCGCAGCCCGTCGAGCGGCAACGTCGGTTGTGCCGGGCCCACGTTGCGATGCAACCGAACCGCGTCGAGCATCTCGCCGACCACCCGCGCGTTATCGCCGTCGATCACTTCGATGTACACGAACCGAACGACGGGGATGTCGGGCTCGCCCACCTTGCGCGGTGCGTACGCGTGCGGCACGACCACGCCGACGATCACGCGCGACGTCAGTTCGTCCTTCAGCAGATCGTCGTAGATGGCTTCGAGTCCGTTGTTGGGGCGCTCGTCCTTGGGGAACGTCCCGCTGATCCCTACTGCTGGCATGGCTTCTCCTCGGTGTCGCTGGTTGTTGGATTGTGGACCGTGCGGGTCACCATGTGAACCGGTCACGGGTCGTCAATTGAGCGTCAGGCGACGCCTGTCACGGGAACTTACGGCGCCACGACGCTGCGTCGGGGCACGTCGCAAAATGAGACACGTACAGGCGCACGTTGGGGTCCGCCGCTTGCTTGGCCAGGCGGTCAGCCAGCGACAGGTGCGTGGCGATCCAGTCGCGCCCGGCGCCCCGTTCGATCAGGTGGTCACCCTTGACGCTGGGCGCCTGGTCGAACAGGTGCATTCGCCCGGTCGTACGCATCCGAGCCCAACGGGTCGGCGCACCGCACGAGCTGCAGTTGCTCATCGCCGCCTCCTCGTGCCGGCGACGACCAGGCCGAGCCCGACCGCGACGACACCGAACAGCAGGCCGGCGAGCCAGTTCGGTGCGACCCCGTTGGGATCTAATACGGCGTTGATGCCGCTATACACAACGACGAACACGATCGCCGCCACCCCGATCGCGCTCATCCCAGCCACCGATCCGCTCGCGCTCGCCAGTCGTGGATGTCGGTGGTGGTGACCGGTCGACCGGCGCGCATCGCGAGCATGATCTCCCGGGCGTCGATTACCAGCGATCGCGCGTCGGCACGCTCGGCACGCATCACGCGCAGCTCGGCGCCGAGCAGCTTCGAGCGACGCTTCCACCGACCCGGGCGCATCGCGTACAGGCCATCAACGATGTCCTCCCACATGTCGCGGATCATGGCAGCACGATCCGGGCTCGGGCGTTGTCGCGGATGATGTGCCAGCACTCGACGTGAAGCATCGTCCCCTTCACCATCACAGCGTTGACGCTCGCGATCGAGCGGTCACAGTGGGCGCAGATCCACATGGGCATCAGGGGATCGCCCCGATCACGTCGTCGGTGAACATGTGCCCGCACAACAGGCACCACTCACGCTTACGGACGCCCGACACGATCGTGGTGACACCGGCGCGACCACCGCGGCCCCGCTTAGTCAGCGACCACGAACGTCGCGCCCGGTTCGACTCAGGGTGGTCGCAGGTGGCCGCATCGCGGGCGAACCGCTTGGTGCCCGGGTCGAGCGGACGGCAGAACCCGCACCGCTCGACACCCTTACCGGCCAACTCTTCGATGATCTCGTCGACGGTCAGACCCTCGGCGAAGTACCACGACGCGACCTCGCCCGCACGGGCCGCCCGGGCGCACGTCCGCAGGTGCAGCATCTTGCCGTTCTTGGTGCGCACGTACACGGTCACGACGTCGCCTCCTCCGCGTGGTCGCTCGTGGTGAAGGTGCCCCACGTCGCATCGTTGGCGGCGAACTGCTCGGCCCAGGTGACATCCTGCTCGTGGTGGCGATGCATCATCAACGCTGACGAGCGCATCTCGAACGGCTCGGGGTGCCAGTCGCCGCACGAGCAGTTCGCCAGCCACCGGCCGCGGTCGTTGCGCTGCCCCATGTGGTGCGTGCGTGCCGCTGGCTCGGCGTGGTTGGCGTTGATCCAGCATCCGGTACACAACACCCGCGGCACCAACGGGTGTGCGTCGCCCGGTGGGTTGAACGGGCGGCCGCAGCACATCGCCAGACCGATCGAGTCGGCCAGATGCACCAGCAGCACCGGCTCATCGGGCATCAACCGCGCGCCACCCACCAGTGCCGACGGCATCGATTCCGCGTTCATGACGGGTCCGCCTTGCTGATGTCGGGCCGCCGCTTGATGTACTCGACGATGCCCTCTATGAGCTTCTTGTCATTGACGCGGGTATCGCGCCACATTTCGCCGTCGACGACCACAACGAAATGCGGCTTGTCGGGTAGCCACCGGAAATCGACCTCGCGCGAGCGTGGCGCCAGCGCGCTCGATGCCTCTTTCTCTGCCATGTTCTCGACGTTGTGTGGGCTCGCTTGCGCGCATTCGGGGTGCGCCAATTCGACCCCGGACTTACCCGGGATCATCAGCACCGACAGCTTTCTGCCCTGCTCCATATCGCGCAGGCACAGCCAGCAGATCGACGTCTTTCGCGCGTCCTCGGTCCGTATGACGCGGAACGATTCGGGCCTGGTGAAACTCATTTCGATCCTTCCTCGGGGGGCCAAGCCACGCCACTCAATGCGGCGCGGTTGAATGGGTTGCCGGGCAGCATCGGAACGCCCAGCTTGTCGGCGTACATCGCGCAGCACGCCAATGCGTCGGCGGCATTGTCATCGGGTGGGCACCACGGGAATAGGCGGGTGATCGCCACCAGGACCTCGGCCTTCTTGCCCGCCTTGCCGTTGACGTAGCGCTTGAGTGTTTCCGGTGGCACGACCGCGAATGGGATACGGCGCCGCCACAGGACGTGGGTGATCATCCACCACTGCCCGGCCCGCTCGTGGTACTTGCCGAAGCGTGACCCGAACGATGGGCCCTCGACCATCACCACGCACTCGGGTAGCTCGTCGATGTAGCCGCGGAAGATCGCCCGGCGGCACCAGGCGAGACGTTGGTGTGCGTCGAGCCCGGCGGGTGGTCGGATCACCTCGGCGAATCCGCCGCGGGCGGTCGACGCGATCCCGGTGGCGGTGAGGCTCAGGTCGAGCCCGACCACGCATTGACCAGCGAGCCCGGGCAGCGTCATCGCCGGACCACCTTCCGCGCACGCTTCCACCACTTGCGCAGCAACGCCTTCAACGTCACCGGCGGCAGCGGCGGGGGCGTCCACGGGATCGGCTGGTTGTAGACCATGACCGGTTCGTGGCGCTCGTACGCCCGCCGTAACGCGCGGTCGAACGCGTTCGCGACCTCGACCATGCACGTCCGCGGTGGCAGGTTCTCGTCGACGTCGACGGGGATGCCGAACAACTGCGGCGGGCGCGACATCCGCTCATAGCGCTCGCGCTCGGTCTCCGCCGGCGGTGGCTTGTCGAGATCACCCGGCCGCCCCGATGCGTCGACCAGCTCGTCCCACACGTCCGGGCTGACCCGATAACGCGTGTCGGCGTGGTCACGCATCGGCACGTTCGCCTTCATGTCGTACAGGGCACGTAGGGCGTCCGCGTAGGCGGTCATGCGGATCGCTCCTCCCATCCGCTCAGACGCTCAACCTCGACGCGGCGGTAGCGGATGCGCCCGGTCGGGGTGGGCACCCGCGTCAGTAGCCCCTTGCGTGACCATGCGTTGACCGTCTTTGCGTCGACGCGGAACACCTCGCCGACCTCATCGGGTGTCATCAGGTCATGCGCCAGCAGCGCCCGGTGGATTGTGTTGGTGTCCGCGACGATGCCCATCACGACACCGCCGGCGCGACGGTCGACCAGAACGCGCGCAGCATCGCGAGCGCCAGGTCGATCAGCCCGAGCAGCAGCGGGTAGACATGGCTCATGGCTTCACCTCCCGCACGATCCAACACATGATCACGCCGTGGTCGATCCACCGCCCGTACATGTGATCACCGCAGTACGCCCACCAGTTGTCGAGATACTTCTCCCACAACGGCGACCATCGGCGGCGGTTGAACTCGGCGACCGCCGGCATCCCACACGCGGTCGCGCGGTAGCCCGCGGCGGCGCGGCACCGCTTGTGTGTGGTCGCGTGGGCGGGGCGCCATTCGAGCGACGTCTCAGGCTCGGCAACGTACGCGTACCCCTCGGGCAGGTTCCCCGGTGGCGGGGCGGGTGCCCACGTCGGTCGACTCATGGGGTCACCTCCCATCCGCTGCCCGGGCACGATGCCAGCGCGACCAGATCGACCAGGAGGTCGGCGGGATGCCAGCCACACCCGACACACACCCCGTCGTCAGCGCACGCCACACGACCATCACGGGCCACGCACGGCGTCATGTCGCCCTTAGCCCGGGGACACCCGACCATGCTGATGTCATGGTCGTATCGGCCATAGCCGAGCAGCCCCCTCACGACTTGCCTGCGATCTTGTCCGCGATGCGGCGCAACAGGTTGCGGGCATGGCGATCCGCGGTCTCTGCCTTGATCGCGACGACGGGGAACACGCGACGGATGTCGACCGCGCGCGCGGCGTGGTCCGGCTTGATGCCGTCGCCGTAGCGACGCGGAGCGACGTCGCTCGGGCGGGTGCGGCGGTGCTGCGCGCGATGCTTACGCATGGCTCGCATCCTCGGGTGCGTCGGCCGGCTTGGCCGTCTCGGGCCACGGCTCGGGCTCGCCAACCATCTCACCGTCAATGACGTCGGGGTCGACGACGGGTGCGGTTGGTAGCTCAGCGAACGCGCCCGACGTCGCCCGGTCCAGCGACCGGTTCATCGCCTCGCGGTACTCGACGGACGTGGGCACCATCGGTTCGAGCGCGTGGTACGCGGATTTCTTCCACATCGGCTCAGTGTTGGGCCCCTCCGCGGGATGGGGCGGGCCCCAGAACGCCTCCGTCTTCGCCATCCGCCGACGGCGCAGCACCGCCCACGTCGGCAACCACGCGACGACCGTGCCACCGGTGACCAGGTCCGCCCACGCGTACGCGACGATCAGCGGGCCACGCGTGGCCGGGTCGTCGAACTCGTTGAACTCGTGGTGCGGCATGTGCATCGTCGTCGGGTTCCACCGACACACGGCGTCGTTGGCGCGGCCCACCTCTACGCCGACCTTGCGCACCCCACCGGATCGGTAGAAGCGGTTGATCAGGCCTTGGTACTCCTCGACGCCGGCGATCGCCCAGCCCTCATCCTTGTCGCGGAACGGGACCAGGGCGAACTGTCCACGGGTGACGACGTGACCCAGGTAGGCGCAGGTGCGTAGCGCCATGATGAACGCCGGCGGGTTCACCTTCGCCGCGACGCGTAGCTTGTCGTCGCGTCGCACCGCCGCCAACGCGAGGCCCATGAACGTCTCGGGCTTCACATGGTGCGGCATGATCGCGGCGAGGTCCTGCTCAAACTGGCGCAGCAGAACGCGCGTCTCTTCCACCTGCTGCTTCACCAGGTCCGTCGACGGTTTGCGGGGTGGCGCCGGCGGGCGTTGGCGTTGTTGTGCGGGCATGATCTTCTCCTTGGGTGGGTGGTATGGCGTGAAGCGATTAACCAGACGGTTAGACGGTCACCGCGGCCAGGCCCGCACGGAACCGCGCGACGATCGCGTCAAGCTCGTCCATGTCGGCGCGTAGCTCGTCGACGAGCCGTTCGTCGACCTCGGCGAACGCGCGGTCGACGTCCGCGGCGACCGCATCAACGGTGAAGCGGTAATTGCTCAGGATGGGCCGACACGGCGTCGCGGCGATCTGCGCCGCGGTTGCGCCGTGCGCGTGACTGGCTCGGAACACGCGCCGCCACGCCCAGGCCGCCGTCAGCAGTGGAACGACGACGACCGCGGCGACGAGCCACGTCAGCAGCGAAACGGCGCCCAGCGTCGACGTCAGCCAGGCCCAGGTCTCGGTCACTAGAAACATGATTCGGTCCTCCTCGATAGATGCGATCCCACATGAACACGACGTCGCCGAGCGCCACCGACAGCGCCAGCGGGACCCGGCGGTGGGCGGCGACCATGGTGGCGGTCTGATCCGACAGCAGGATCATCGCCAGGGCACACCCGCGGCGCGTCATGGTCGACGCGCCCAGAAGTGGTCGACGCGGCAGGTGATCTCCGCGACGCGTGAGTCACCCGGAACGTGCGCCTGCCATAGGTAGTAGTCGCCGCGGACGCTGTGCACTCGCGCGATGAACCGGAACCGCGTGCGCCCGCGACGTCGCGGCTCGTCGTAGTCGAACCACGCCGGGTCGATCAGGCTGGCCATCACGACTTCGCCCGTTGGATCTTGTCGACGACGTGGGCGCGATGCACCGACTCATCGACCTTGTACACCAGGTGATGCGCCACCATGCGGCCCTGCGGATCAGTCGCCCGACCCGCCGACCCCATCGCCGCCCGGACCTTGTTCGACGCGGCGGCGTGCCGCTCGGCAGCGTGGTCGCGCAGGATGCACGCCGTTTCGTACTCGTCGACCAGTGGCATCGCCAGCGCCACCGACAGCGACTTGTCGACGTCGCCGGTCGACTGCCGCATCAACTCCGCCCGGGTCTCACGATGCCCATCGATCTCGGGGGCCTCACCGGATAGCGACGCGATGAACTCGCCCGCGTCGAGCAGGATGTCATCCAGCTCGGAGCGCTCGAACGTGATGTCGAACTCTAGGTAATGCTTCGATGGCGTGATCAGGGCGGCCAAGAATCCGCGGCGCACACCGAGCACGATGCACTGCCATGCGAGTTGGACGCGGAACATGTCGGGTGGGCCAGCCTCCCAGCGGTGCGGGTTCGCGTCCGTCTTCAACTCGACCGGAAAGATGATCCCGGGCTCGACGCGATCGACCGCGACCCGATCCGGGGTGGCCCGCGCCCAGTCGATCTCGGGGTGGGCGTACATGTGCGCCGGTGGCCGGGCAACGACAAGCGACGGATGTAGCTCGGCGAACTTGTCGGCGATGGCCGGTTCGAGCCGGGCGCCCCACTCCATCGCCTCGGTCGGTTCGAGATCGACCAGCGATGAGCCGGGCTGCTTCTGCCACCACAACGCGAACCGCGAGGAGTGCGCACCCTCGCACCCGAGGATCGTGGCGATGTCGGACGAGCCGATGCCCTCCTGACGCAACGCGAGCCACCGAAGGCGCTGCATCGCGGCACGGGTCGGGTTCGATTTGTGGTTGGCCCACTTGGGCATCAACTCGCGGGCGCTCGTCGCGGCGTAGACAGCCTGGGCGAACTGGTGCGGCGTCATGAGGTGGCCACATTCCGGGCGGCCCACGCTTCACGCGATGCGACGATGCGGGCGTTGATGCGCCCACGGTGCGGGCGGGGCAGGTTCGTGCGGTAGGGGCTGCGTACGTTCTCGCGGGTGTCCAGGCACGGACGCCCATCGCTGGCGCCGCAGGTGTGACACGGCTCGTAGTTGCGCCAGTGGGTCATGAAGTCACCTCGTCGCGGACCCAGCCGGCGAGCAGGTCGCCGAGCATGTCGTATGTCAGCTCGACCGAGCCGCCATCGTCGGCGACGTCGGCGGCGACGACGGTCGCATCACCGATCGGGCGACCGTTCAACGTGATCGGCACCGTGGTACCGATCGCGTTGTCGAACGCATGGGGCGCGAATCGCTCGTGGTCCTCGGCTCGCACCCGGAATGAGTAGCGCATGATCCTCCTCGGGGGGTGGGTAGCCCCGTGGCCGCCGCCAGACGGGGTGGCTTGGCGGCGACCACGGGTGTCTTTAGAGCCCGGGGCGGGTGGCGGTTTCACGGGGCAGCACCACCCGGCCCGGGGGTTGAACACCTAGCGGATCGCGGCGACCAGTTCCATCGCCTCGAACGCCTTCGACTCCAGGCGGTTCGCGTCGTCGCCGTCGTCGAGCGTCTGCGCCACCGACGTCATCGCGTTGCCCACGCCACCCGAGGTCATCTGACCGCCGAGGATGAAGTGCGACAGCAACGCATCCGCGGTCGACTGGTCGAAGGCGAACTTCTGGGCGACGATCTCGATCGCCTTGGGCGCGTCCGTGACGATCGCACCCGCGGCCGCCTCGACACGCGCTGTCGCGTCCGCCAAGTACTCGGGGCTCAGGAACGTCGTCACCGCGTCGCGCGCCTGCTTCTTGATCAGTTCGATCTGCGCCTCACGCGTGTCGTCGGCCCACCGGATGACACCCTCATCGAGTTTGCTGCCAACGTGGATCTTCGATGCGGCGTCGGCGTTGATCGTCATGCCGTTCGTGCAGATCTGCAGGGTGATCCGGGGCGTGATCGAGAACTTGCCCTGACCCGTCTCGCTATTGGACACGACGAATCCGGCGAACATGATCGGCAGCGATGGGCCGTCGCCATCATTGCCCCACAGGCGCGTCGCGCCGCCCGGGCGGAATGGTGAGCGGTAGCTCTCGGTCAGGACCGGTGCGAGCGCGGTGACGCCTGGGGCGCTGACGCGCACGTACATGCGACGCTCGGTCAGATCCGCCCCGTCGATGTGGACGTCGGCACCCGAATCCTGGATGCCCTGCAGCGTCGCCATCAACACGTCAAGGTTGTCGATCGGCTTGTACGAGTCCGACAGGACCGCCCGGACCACGCCACGACCATCGACGTCGCCACGCACCAGGCGCAGCAGGAACTTGCGGGGGTCCGCCGCGCGGCCCGGGTATGTCTCGGGCACGTCATCGCCGAACATCGCCCGGAACTGATCCGCGGCGCTCGTGTCGATCCCGACCAGCCATCCGTTGACGTTGCGATCCCACAGGTCGACCGCGGTCGCGTGCATCGTGCGCATGTACTGCAGCGGGATCTTCAACACGTAGGCAAGCTGGGCCTCGGCCGATCCGGTGATCGAATACGTGCCCCACGACGGGGTGACGCCGTCCGCGTCGATGACGCCATCGGCGCCGGCGACCATCAGTCGCCCCATGTGGGCGGTGATCGCGGTCGCTGGGGTGACGATGTCGAGCGCCCGGGTGCGCTGCTCGGTGAGCAACTTCGCGACCGATGCCAGGTCAGCGTTGCGGACGGATTCGGTGGTGCCGTAGGTGGTGGTCGTGGTCATGACGTTCCCTCCCATGGGGATTTAGGCCGCCTCGGTGTTCCGGGGCAGCAAGCGACCGACGGGGACAACCAGCGCCGCGGCGATGCGTTCGACATCGTTGAGGTCGAACGCTTGGATGCCGCGGATGCGTCGGCTGATCCACATCTCGGATACGCCGAGCTGGTCAGCCAGCCATGCCGCCGTGCGCACCTGGGCGCGTAGTTCGTTGCGCACCGCCGCGCCGACGTAGGTGGTGAGGTGTCCCGGTCGCTCGTTCATAACGCCTAGTGTTGCATCAATATCGGACAATCGTGCCGTCGAGTGTGCCATTAATCGCACCAGGCGCGATAACACCCGGTGAAATAGGCCCACATCCTAACGCCACGCGTTACGCTTGCGATGCAACGCACGCACGAATCAACCACCCGGAGGCGCACGATGACCAGCACCCGCACCCAGCTACTAAGCCACCTGACCGAAGCCGGCTACAAGTCCTACATCGGTAGCGTCACGAGCGACCGCGGCCACTGCCAGCGCTTCGACCTGGGCATCCCCGGTGTCGGCACCCTTCGCGTCAGCGTGTATCGCAGCGATGGCGACAGCGTCCAGGTCGATGCGCTGGACACCCACGACGCCGGCGAGTGGGGCGTCAGCTTCAGCCCGAACACGCCCGATCAGGTGATCGTCAGCGCGCTCATCGGCGCCGGCTCACGCCGCTATCGCACCGCAGAGTGGGCGCAGGCCCGGGCCCGCTGGGACTCAGCATTCAGCGCCACCCTCGGCCGCAACGTGACCATCCCGCAGAACGACGACAACCGCTGATCGCAAAACGAACGGGGCGGCGACCCTCCGAAGGTCGCCGCCCCTTCACCGCCCCCTACACGACCCGAGGAGATCGCAGTGACCATGATGACGACCGATCCCGCCCCCCGCAACGACGCGAGCCCGACCGCCAGGCGCGACCTGTCGGACAAGCCCGTGCGGAAGACCGTCGAGACGGACACGTACGCCGAGTTCATGCGCCGCGCCGTGCGCGCCTACAGCCGACGCGTCGGTGATGGCGACGTTGAGGCGCTGCGCTCGCTGTGCGCGTTCCGCGCCGAGGTCGACAAGGCCATCGACGACGCGGTGTCGTCGCTTCATGCGTTCGGCTACTCGTGGTCGGAGATCGCGTCCCGGCTCGACATCACCAAGCAGTCGGCCTATGACCGCTGGGGCAAGAAATGAGAGATCACGCGTACGCCGCGCTCGTCGATCGGTTCGGTGCCTGGGTGTCGATCCACGCGAACAATGTCGACGACGGAATCACCTGCCCACCCGAATGCCCGATGCCGATCTGTGCCGGGCCAGCCCACCAGGAGGTCACCATGAGCATCCTTTGCACGAACCCACGCCACGACCACACGACCACCGTCACCCGCGACGGGTTCGATACGCCACCGATCCCGATGCTGTGCAACCACTGCGGCGTGCCCACCCACTACGACGAGACCATTGAGGACTATCAGCACGATCGCGTCAGTGACGATTGTTTCCTCGTGCATGCGCGCGATAACGCGTCCCCGTGCGTCGAGCCCGTTCCGCTCTACCCGGGTGTCCGCGTCCGGCTCGTCGGCCAGGACGGCAACGTGTTCGGCATCATCGGCGCCGTCTCCCGGGCGCTGCGCGTACAGGTCGGCATGGACGCCGAGCGCACGTTTCACCGCGCAGCGTTCGACGCCGCCACCTACGACGATGTCCTTCGCATCGTGATGCGCACCGTGGACGTGGTCTAGGTGAAACACCGCCTCACGATCATCACCGCCGCGGTGCTGGCCCTGCTCTGCCCGGCCATCACCGCGCACGCGGTGAACCTGTATTGCGTGAGTGCGCTGTGACGCGGCACCGGATCGCCAACGACTCGACCGCGTCCGCGGTGGTCCTGATGGCGACGTTGCACGCGGCGATCATCGAGCCCGACACGCTCGGCGAACTGCTGCCAACGCTGACCGACTTCGAGCTGGACGCGTTGCACGAGATCAGCGACCACCTGCACCAGTCATGCACGAGCGAGCGCGTCCGGCGCTCGTGGGGAATCCACCGCACAACCCAACCGAGGAGACACACATGATCATCCGACGCATCATCCTGACGTGCGTCAGCGTCGCCGCCGTAGCGGCGTCGCTGGGCGCAACGTCGAACTGCAGCGGGGGCGGCAACGGCGACAGCAAGCCCCAGCCCACCCGCACCACCACCGTCGGCCCGCCCGGCACCGGCTCGCCGTCGCTGATCACCGAGGACACCACCGTGGTGTTCCCCGCCAACCAGGCCGAGACCGACTACGCGATCGCGCACGGCGCTACGTGGATTTGTGGCGACAGCGGCATGTCGTACATCAAGACGCCGGGCGCGTGCGTTGGCCACGGTGGCCCGGCAGAGGTGGTGCGGCGATGATCCGCGTGACCTACAGCGTCCACTGCGAACTGGGGCCCCGCCGCGGAGGCGCCTCATGCATGGGCTGGATCGCCCACGCGCTCACCCGCCGGGAGGCCCTCGCGATCGCGAAGCGAGCCCGGTGGGAACGCATCACCGACCCTGACGACCAGGGCCAAACCATCGACGCCTGCCCGCCGTGCGCGTTCAACGTCAAGCTGGCAGCGACCAAGGCAACACAACCCGAGAGGACCACGTCATGACCATCGACCCGCACACCAACGAGCCCAGGACCCGCCAGTTCGAGCCCATGCACGACACCGCACGGACCGGTGACCCGCTGATCGCGCCGACCCGACCGATGCCGACGATGGCGACCACCCCACCGGCACCCGTGCCGCGACGTCGCCCGCGTCGTTGGGGCGCCCATATCGTGTGGGCGTTCGTGAGCGTCGCCGCGCTCGGCATTGGCATCGCCATAGGCCCGGGAGGTTCTGACGCCCCAGCGTCGCCCACGGCTGGCGTGGCGGCACTCCCAGCGCCAACCGTCACCGTTACCGAGACGGCGGCGGCGTCCGCTGCGCCCGTCGTGCCGGTGGCGCCCGCCACACCAGCGAAGCCAGCGCCCGCCGCGCCCGCGTCGTTCACCGATGACGGTGGCGACGTGACCGGCGTCGTCGGCGATGACCTGCCCGCTGGCAAGTGGGAGATCCGCGGCGCCGACCCGCAATGCTTCTACATGACCGATCGGAAGCCATCCAACGACGACACCATCGACAGCACGAACACCGGCTATGGCGGCGGCCACCACACAGTTCACCTCAAGGCCGGCGAATCGTTCGAGTCGCAGGGCTGCGTCGCCCGGTGGGTCAGGACCGGCACTCGATGAAGATCATCGGCTACATCATGATCGGGATCGTGTGGCTGATCGGGGCGGCGCTGTCGCTCGCGACGACGGTCGCTGTGATCTGGCTGATCCTGGCTGGCATCAACTACCTCAACCGGCACTGACCACAGTCGTCATCCACCGCTTGTGGGCTGGGCGTCAACGCGTCATTACATGATCCATCGCAAGACTGACGCGAAGGCCGCAGTCGATCTGGGAATCGGCGCCGGACCCCGCACCTCCACCGGACGCGGAACCTGCGCCCAGTCCACCCCACAACGCACCGAACGAGCGCCCCGCCAGCGTGGACCAATCCGCCTGGCGGGGCGCTCGTTCGGCGAGGTGCCGCCGCCGATGCTACGTGGGCGGCGATGCGGTCGCCTTGTCCAGCGCTCGCCGCTTCACGATCTGCTGCTCTAGTTCTGCGACCTTGGTCGTGGTCCGTGCGATCTCTACGCGTGTCTCCGGGTCCTGCTCGCGCCCGGCCTCCTCGTGCAGTCGGGCGACTTCGCGCAGCACGACCAGTTCGCGTCGCGTTGCGTCGAGCGTCGCCTCGATCGACGCCGTCAGGTTCCCATCGACGAGCGTGTGGATCTTCTCGACGTGGACGGCGGTCTCCTTGGCGACGATGGCAGTCTCCTTCACCTGACGCGAGACGCGCAGGCCCTTGATGCCGGTGAGCACACCGCCGAGCGCGATCATAAACGCCAGGGTCCACGTTCCGGCAGCGTTGAGGATGCCCGCCATGGTGGACGGCGGGTCGGCCAGGTACAGGATCATCAGCACTTCTCCCTCTACACGCGCCGGCCGGCTGGGCAGCGCTTCTCGGCTATACCCAGCCGGCCGATAACCTCAACAAGAGGTGACTTCAGGACGTCGATGGCGGCTTCAGATAGCGCATGACGTAACTCACGCACGCCGTCACGACAGCGCTGCCCACGAGCACACCCACGCCCAGCCAGTATTCCTTGGTCCATTGGAGTCCGCCGAACGCAACGGCAACCACCGGGCCGACGGCCACGAGCACCGCGGAGATGAGCCCTTGCACGAACGTCCGCAACGCACGGGACCGCGCGTCGATGTTGGCTGGCGCAGGCACCGGCAACGGCACTCCGCCGGGCTGCGTCATGGCGTTGCGTCCTGCCCGAGCTTCACGATCGCCGCGACCAGTGCGTCGCGGAGCTCGTCCTGACTGATCTGCGCGTCGGGGCCCAGCGCCGCCACGACCGCCGCGGCGAGCGCCGTCGGGTCGGCGGCCGTCTGAGGCAGACCGGCGACCTGAGCCTGCAGAGCGATGACCATGTTCCGGATCTGCGCGACGTCGAGCATCATCGTCCGGTCGGAGCGGCCCTCCAGCTTCTCCCAGACCTCGGTGGCGATGCCCTTCATTTCTGCGTTGGTAACCACTTCGTCCTCCGGTGAGCTGGGCCCGGCTTCGCCGAGCAGGAAGCCGCCGTAGTCGGCGACCGTTGCGGTGTCGTGGTCGAGGTCCTTGTTGAGCAGGGTGCCCCGCCCGGTCTGGATGATGTGCGCGCCGCGGTGGTCCCACGTCGTGGTGCCGGGTAGGTGGTTGCCGGCGAAGTCGCGGGACATCGACTGCCACCAGCGGGTGATGAAGCCGTCGGCGAGGAGCTGGCGGCCCAGCGCGCCGCAGGTGTAGGAGCCGAGCTGGTCGGCCGGGTACACGTCACGCCAGCCGCGTGCGTAGTTGTTGCGGGTGCCGGCGGTGTGGTTCGAGTCGATCGAGTAGTAGGTCATCGCCCAGGCGGGCACGCCCAGGCGGGCCAGGGCTGCCTTGTTCGCTAGGGCGTGTTCCTTGCCGGTGGCGCGGCTGTCGGGCGGATTGGGCGCCCACTCGAAGTTCGGGACGACGCGGACGCCGGCGTCGCTCAGCGACACGAGCTCGGCCCGCTTGAGCTCCTTGTCGAAGTCCGCGCCCGGTGAGTCGAAGTTGACGGTGTACCGGCACGCGAACACGATCCCGGCCGCCTTGAGCTGCGCGCCGGTGAAGCCGTGGTGCGAGTAGTCGACACCCTTGATCGCGACGGCCATGCGGCCTCGCCTCCTCGGTTGGCTTGTATAGTAAACGTCTATAGCGGGATGACGCCCATCTCCCGGTTCGCGAACGAGCCCGTGCCGGACGTCACCCGGAACGACATCGTGAAAGTGTTGTTGCCCGGGGTCAGCGTCGTCATCATCATCAGCGCGCCGGCCCGCTGCTTGGATGTCCCGTCGGGCCCGATCGAGCGGGCGTCGGCGGCGGCGATCGTCGACGCACCGGACACCGCGAACGATCCGAGGCTGGCGCCGGCGCCCGAGTTGACCGCATCCATGCGCAGGTGTACGAGCGCGTTAGCCCCGGTGGCGAGCGGGCCGACCGCCGGCCCGTTCGTCGACGCGAGCGCGCTGGTGTAGGCGGTCGATGCGGTGGTGTCGAGGGTGCCGAGGAACGTCGATCCGGGGACGCGGACGGCGCCGGCGTTCGCGCCGGTCGAGATGAACATTTGGCCGGTGGCGGTGAACTTCGCGGCCGGGGTCTCCAGCATGTCGTCACGCATCGATGCGTTCCATTGCGCCGCGGTGAGAGCGGTGTTGGATACGGCGGTCAACGGAACGGTGTAGCCCATGGTCAGCCTCCCAGGATGATCGTGCCGGTCGCTGTGTCCTCAGGCGCGGGAGCGGGGACGAGGAGGCCGTCCTCGGAGATCATCAGGCCCAGGTCGTCGAGGCTGACCGCGCCGGCGCCCACGATCATCGCCCCGATCTGGTTGGCGAAGGTCCGCTGAGCCGCCTCCGCGTCCTGAGCCGCCTCCCACTCGGCGGCCAGGTCCTCGACCGTCTGGTCGACGGGCTCGCCCGTCAGCAGGTGAATCGGCGCCTCGCTCGGGCACCAGTTCCGTTTCGCCTCATCAGGTCGGCGGGCAAGCTCGTTCGAGATCGCGACGACGTCCTTCTCTGGCGGCCACACCACCGTCGACCCGTGGCCCTTGGCGCAGACGATGCTGGTCTGCCCGACCGCCAGTTCACGGGCGTCGTTGCAGTAGGGGACCAGGCAGTCCGCGATCCAGCGACCTTGATTCACTCGCGCGTACGTGTTCATGATCCAAACACTCCTGTGTCAAAGCCGTTGGATGGCCTGGTGAAGGTGAGCTGGTTGACGTAGATCGTGGTGCCGGCGACGAGCGGGGCACCGACGATGCCGGGGCCGACCGTCGCGAACGCCGCGTTGGCTGGTGCGGTGGCGAGGCCGACGGTCATGAGTGTGCCGGCGGGTGTCGCTGTGAAGCCGCCCACGGTGACGTTGCCGAGGTTCGCGTGGGCGGCGCTCCACCATTGGATCTGGATGAAGCAGTTGGCGACCGAGCTGGCCGAGTAGACCCAGCAGGTGCACCGGTACTGCTGCCCGGCCACGATCGGCAGCGAGTCGGGTGATTTGACATCGCAGGATGCTGGCCCGCCGACGACGACGAGCTGCGCCGCATTCAGATACCAAGGCCCGGGCGGCGCCATCGCAAACGTGCAGTTGGTCTTGGTGAACAGGGCGGTGGTGTCCGGGTGACCTTCCGCCAGGATGAACGACGTATCGATCGACATCTTGTTCTGATCGGGTGGGTCGAACATGAACACGTTGTTGGCGTTATCCATGGCGTTCGCGGCGAACAGCCCGTCGTCGAAGCCTTTACCGGCGACGTCGAAGGTGAAGATGTTCTCCGGCTGGGCCGGCGCCGGCACCTCACAGGTGAGCGTGAGCCGGTGCCGCGACCACTTGCGGATCGTGTGCTTCACACCCTCGATCATGAATTCGTCATTGAGGCCGAGCGTGTCATCGCGGATGGTGATCCGGTCCGACACCTGGCGCTGGCGGATCTGCGCGAAGTGGGCCGCGTCCGTGTTCTCGATGTCGAAGGTGACCACTGGCCGGTTGCTCGCATACAGGGTGACGATCCGGTCGGCGATCGCCTGAGCGTCATACACGTTGGCGAACACGGGCGCGTTGGGCCACGAGTTACGCCCGGACCTCGCCACCGACGACGCGTCCTCAGCACTCACCTTCACCGTCCTGGCCACCGCGACCGGGTTCGCGGTCAGCGCCAGCCGGTTCACCGTGGAGCCGGCCGCCGCCGTCACGTTGAGGATGGCCGACATCCCCGACGTACGGCTCACGGTGGCCACAACGATCCCCGTGTCACTGTCGATGCCTGAGCCCTCCAGCGGCTGCACAGCGTTGATGAACGGGTCGGTGGCGGTGACGAAGAACGTGACCGTGGCGCCGGCGTCAATCCAGAACGGGGACTCGTTGACCCACACCTCGGCCGCCGGCATCACCGCCCGCTGATCGACGTCGAACGTCGCGGAGTTCACGATCCGGCCGAGCCCATGGTCGTAGGTGATCGAGTCCTTGGCCATGCTGAAGCGGCCCGCCGGCTTTGGCTCAGTAGGGACGTTGGTGAACAGGCCAGCCGACGTCCGTGACCTCAGCGCCAGGGTGCGGTGATGCCGGTCCTCGAAGACGAAGGTGCCGCCCCGCACATAGGCCATCGCGGGTGGCCCCTCCGTGTCGACGAGCTTGCCGATGGCGGTGGCCGCGTCATCACCCTCCACCCACCAGAACGGCATGCACGTCACGCCCGGGTCGATCGCGCGCGCGCCGGCCCAGCCGATCGCATCGAGGATCATGTTGACGGCGTCGCCGGTACGCAGTCCTGAGTAGACCGCCGTGGACAGGCTCGCGGCGTGGGGCCGGCCCCACGCGTCGGTGCTGTTACACGCCAGGGTCTTCGCGCCGACGTCGGTGACCGGCACGTCCAGGCGCCCGTCGTGGATCGTGATCGTGTCACCGGCGGTCGGGTCGGTGTGCTGGAGCAGCACCCGCTTGCCCGGGCCGATGTAGCCGTAGAGCGGGGACGCCTGGTTTGCCGGCGAGTAACGCTTGGTGTCGTTACGCAGCGAGAAGACGAACTGGGCGACCGGCGGGTTCGATCCGGCCTGGGTGGTCTCACGGCCCCATCCGACCGTGATCTCCTCGTCCTTCACATCGCTGGTGTCGTCCTCACCGAGCGAGCCTGGGTCACCGCCGGCGAACCAGTCGATGCCGAGCGCGTAGCCGCGGACAGGCATCTCACGCCACCCTGATCCGGCGGTGCGCCTTCGCGTCATCGTAGGCCTGGACGAACATGTCCTCAGCCTGCTTACGGTTCGCGATCACCGAGTTGGAGATGTAGACGATGATGCCGCCGGCGCCCATCGAGTCCCGGTTGCTCATGACGGTCGCCCCCATCGCGCCGGCACGGATCAGCTCCGGGCCCTTCTCACCGACCCACGACCAGCCGTACGGGGCCAGCGGCCCGCCGGACGCGAGCACACCGATGCCGCGGAGACCGCCGGTGCGTGGCCGGTTCTTGCTGCCCGGTGCCGGGATCAGCTGCTCCCGCACATAGACGTTGACGTCCTCATCGAGGATGCCGTTGAGCTGCGCGTTGACGCCGGTCTTGAACTTCGCGAACTCACCCACGGCCTTCTTCAGGTTCGGTCCGATGCCGGGCACCCACCCGAACGCGGTCGCAGCCCCGTGCAGGATCGTGCCCACGAACGTGAGGAACGCGTTGACGAGCGGCGCGATGACCCGTTGCACGATGAACGTCTTCGCCAGGCTGAACGCAGTCTTGATCGCGGACCACGCGGTGGTGAACAGGCCGGGCAGCGTGTCGGTGAAGAAGCTCGCGAGGGCCTGCGCCGCCGTGCGGATCGGCTTGAACACGTTGTTGACGATCTTGTCCTTCGCGCCGGTGAAGAACCCGACGAACGGCCCGGCGAACCATGAGGCGACCGCCTTCATGAAGCCCCACACGGTCGACCAGTGCTGGTAGATCTCGATCGCGGCGAGCCCGATCAGGCCGATCGGGCCGAGCGCCGGCAGGAAGAACTTGCCCCAGTTCATGAACCACGCGCCGACCGCCTTCATGAAGCCCCACACGGCGCCCCACACGGTCTGGAAGAACTGCGTTTTGGTGGCCAGGTAGACGATGCCGGCGGCGAACGCTGCGACAGCAATGACGATCAGGCCGATCGGGTTGGCGCTCATCGCCGCGTCCCACAGGAGCTGGACGGCGGTGACGAGCTTGATAGCGGCCGCCTCGGCGAGCGTCGCGACCTTCCATGCGACCAGGATGCCGACGAACGTCGCAACGGTCGCCTTGTTGTCGCTGATGAACCCGAAGAACGCTTTGATGGCGGTGCCGACCGCGGCCAGCACCGGCGACAGCGCTGACACCGCGGCGAACACAGCACCGAACGCCGCACCCAGTACGGCCTTGATCTGCGGGCCGTAGGACACGACCAGGTTGCGGATGGCGGGCACTAGGTCATCGGCGATGACGTGCCAGATCGTTTGGACGAGCCGGATGAACGGTGACCAGTCGACCGAGGTGAGGAACGTGCGCGCGAGCCCGATGAACCGGCCGACGGCGGTGAACGCCGCCGATATGCCCTTGGCTACCCGGGTGCCGAAGTTCGCGAACGTGGGCGAGCCCAGCCAGGTCGCGAAGCCCTGCGCACCCTTGGAAACGGTGTCGAACAACGGGCGGAACGCGCCGGCGAGCGCCTGCGTGACGCTGTCCTTGATGTTGGACATGGCGCCGACGAACGTCTGCGACTGCTTGTCCATCATCCCGCCGAGCGCGGCGGTGGCGCTGGTGCCCTGCTCGATGCCCTTGATGAGCCGGGGCAACGCATCGGACGACTGCACCTTGCCCGTCGAGATCATTTTGATCATCTGACCGGTCGTGACCTTGTACGACGCGGCGAGGATCTTCAACGCTGTCGGCACACCGTTCTGCAGGATTTGGTTCATGTTGCCCATGTCGAGCGTGCCCTTGGCGGCCATCTGGTCGAACGCGAGGGTGACGCTGTTGACCTGCTGCGCCGAGCCACCGACCGACGCGACCGAGTCACCCAACGCGCGCAGGTCGGGGATGACGTCCTTCGCGGCGATGCCCATGCCCATCATGTTCTGGGCGTTCTTCACGAGGTCGGTGAACTCGAACGGGGTCGTCTTGGCGAACTGCTGGAGTTGGTCTAGGAACACCTTCGCCTTTTGGCCCGACCCCAACATCGTCGTGAACGCGATCGTCGACTGCTGCAGTTGGCTGTTGAAGTCGATCGCCGCGCCCTTGACGAACCCGAACGCCTTGGTGACACCACCGAGGATCGCGAGCCCGGCACCGATCCGCGCCGTGTAGCGCAGGACGCTGCCGGTGAAGCTGCTACCGAAGCGTTGCCCCAGCGATTGACCCTGGCGCTGGACGTCGCCGGCGAACCCCTGGTCGACGTTGGGCTTGACCGCGATGAACGCGTCACCGATCTTGCGCCCGGCCATCAGCCACCACCCGATGCGGCGATGAACGCCTCAACCTGGCGGCGACGCTCCTCCGAACCCGATGGGGCGGCCGGCTCAACGACGTCGACGGACACAACGTCGCGGTGATCGCCCACGCCCACCATGTCCTCCTCATTCACGCCCAGCGCCGCATACAGCGCTTTACGTCCGAGCCAGTCTGTGTATAGCGCGAACAGGATCGGAACGCCCTCGTGGACGCTCAGACCCCGCCAGCCAGCCGGCGACGGATCTCGTCGATCTGCTCGTCGCTCATGTGCTGACCCGGTGGTCGCGTCTGGGCGTCGAGCTTGCCCGCCAAACCCGGCCAGGGATAGTCGGCCACTGACGAGCCATTCATAGTGGGCCGCCCATGCGACGATGGCGAGGGCGGCCCGGTAGGGCCCTGGCTCACGTACTCGATGAGGTCGTTCATGATCTCGACGAGCCGTTCGGGTCGGGTCTTGTACTTGCGGACGTGGGCGGCGAACACCGGGTATCCGTCCTCGAACGCCGCCCGGAATATCTCCCCGACCGCGGCAGCGCCACGTACCGACGAGATGTCCTCGGCCGCCATCGTCGCCAGGTCGGACACGTCGAGCAGGGTGACCGTCCCGGTACACACGAACTTGACGCCATCAAGATCGAAGTCGAACGGGTCTTGCTCGAACGGATCGCTGGTGTACGAGCGTCCCACTCAGATCACGCCCTCGCCGCGGACAGGATCGTGCGGAACGGTTGCACGCTCGGCGGCTTGACGAGCATGAAGCTGCCCGGCAGCGTCGCCTTCGCGGGTGCCTTGCCGCGGGTGACCTCGACCGATCCGGTCTGGATGCACTTGCGCCAGATCCAGCGCTCGCTAGCGTCGTTGGCCTCCCACCCGAGCATCACGTACACCTCGGTGCCCAACGCTGGCGGGTCGTAGTACCAACATCCGCCGGGGCCGGCGGTGATGGTGCCACCGTTGAATATCCGCTTCAGGTTCGACGCGGTGATCTCGGCGAGCGCGAACGCGACCGTGAGGCCACGCTTGGTCGCCGCCTTCGACACCGGGTCCAACTCCTCCGCCACCTCGACGTCCTCGTAGGTCGTCTCATTGGTGAACGTCGAACCCTCGGCGGTGTAGCCCGGCTCGATCCAACCCGCCGGCCATGGCGACGTCAGGTCGAGTGGTTCGGATGAGCCCAGCGTGGGGTTGAGCTTCAGGATGCCGGGCCCGATTGCGATGTTGAGCGGATTCGCCATGATTCCTCCTACTGGGCGTAGCTATCGAGCGCGGGCCCGAGCGCGGGATGCGCTGCCATCTTGCGTGTACCGACCTCATCGAAAAACATGTATTCGTGTGCGTTGTCCCAGCCCACATCCGATTCGGGCTGACCCCCGTACGTGCCGGGGCGGGCGGCGATGCTGGCGGCGCCGGCGCCGGTGTCCTTGGCGGCGAAGCCACGAGCGGCGCCAGCCAACCGATCGCCGTACTCGGCCGCCAGCGACACAGCCTCGGGCTCGCGCAGGATCGCGTCGACCTCGGCCATGTACACCACCACCCGCACCTCAGCCATGATCAGACGCTCGTGCCCAAGATGGCGATGTCGTAGGTGACCGACGTGCCCGCGCCCGAGTTCGCGACGTGCAACAGGTCAGCCGTCGCCGCGGTGACCGCGTATCCGGTCGTGTCCGCGGCGCCGCAACCGAGCGCGAAGAACGCGCCCGGGCGAAGCGTGATGATGCCCGACGCGGCCGGGGTCAGGAACGTCGCGAGCCCGTTCGCGACACCACCGATCAGGACGTTGTTGACGTTCGACGGGCTCGCCGCGATGAGGATGCCGCGGATACGCGCGAGCACGAACGCCCCACCCAGGTCATCGAGTAGCGCGCCGGCCAGGTCGATGTCCTCCGATGACGACAGCGCGATCGTGCGGGTGTCGGCCCAGATGCGGTCGACCTGCCCGGCGCCGGTACCCGGGTCGAAGTTCGTCTGTCGGCTGATCGGGTAGTTGATCGTCGCGTTGCCGAGGTCCTTCGCGGATGCGAGCAGGCCCGCGACCTGGGTGGCGATTGATGCTCCGGTGACTGGCATGGTCGGGCCCTCTCAGTTGATGTACGCGTTGGTCGTGATTCGGTAGGCCAGTTCGGTGATAGGCCCATCGTCGGTGTTGACGTAGGTGGACGTGCCGCCAGCGATGCGGATGCTCGTGCCAGGCCCGAGCATCCGCGGATTCTTGCGCACGATCGCGCCCAGCAGATCGCCGACCCGCTCGGCCTCGACGTCGGCATCGCGGACGGTTGGCTTTCCGGTGATGCGCACGAACACCCAGATCGTGTCGACGTCGAGCTTCACCTCATCGTCACCCGACACCGCGCCATCCTCGACGGGCTGCTCGAACGTCACCCGGCCGCCGTAGACGAGCGTCGCCGATGGGTTACCCGGCCACGCGTACTCGATCTGGACACCGTCGAGCCACATCCCCGGCGCGGCGTAGCTGGCGAACGCGTCGAAGATCGTGCGCTTGTTGGCGTAGGCGGCGGTGGTCATGCGATCCACACCCTCGGCTCGGCCTGCCGGGCGTAATATGCGTCGACCTCGGGCACGCCCGTGGTGTCGCGCCCGGGCTGGCTCAGGCGGTAGATGCCACCGTCGGTGGTGGTGAACTGGACCGCCCGCTGGGGGATGCCCGACGTCGCCCGGTCCTTCATCGAGTTGAGGCGCAGCTTCGCCCCGGTGCGGATCGTCTCGGGCGGGTAGTCCTCACCATGCTCGTACTCGACGATCACGTTGCGGTGCCCCAGTGGCCACACCTGACCGTCGTCGCGGATGATGACGCCGTGCGGTTCCGCCGCCAGCGCGGCCAGCGACGCCGCATCGAGCGCCGTCATCGTCTGCCCCGCGTACGGCGCCGTCGACGCCGCCCGCACCGTCCGCAGGTACAGGTCCGGCACGATGATCTCGGGTGTGCCCGAGCCGTCAATCAGGCGCCGCTTGAATCGGGGCACGAACGCGCGGCGGCAAATGTCCTCGCACTCCTGCTCGACCTCGATCCGTTTGGTGATCAACGTGCCGAGGGTGTACTTCGCGGCGAGGTTGAACTCGGTGCGGACCTCGTCGATCCCGAACAGGAAGTCGCCCACGATCTCGACGATGTCCCGCACGATGACGGTCGCGCCGGCGAAGCTACCCGACCAGTCCAGCGTCCAGGTGTCGGGCACCGCCGACGGAATCAGCGCGAACGAATAGACGCCCTGACTGTCTCGATTGGCGCTGCCAGCTACGACGGCGGTTCCGTCGAGACGCTTGACGGTGGCGGTGACCGCGCCGCCGGCGTCCTGTAGCTGGCCGTCGATTCGGAAGGTGTGCGACTGCGTCACCTTCACCGTCGTCTGGACGCGGGTCAACATCGCGGCTCACTGCTCGCTCGGTGGCGTCTGGGCCTGCGCCTGCGGCGTGCAGACCAGGTAGGGCGCGGTTCCGTACATGACCTCGCGCCAGTCGTAGCCCAGCGACGCGAGTAGCCCCGTCAGATCGTCTAGTGCGTAGTAGAAATACACGTCGTGGCGCTCGACCAGCAGGTTCGGCCGGAATCGCTCCAGGAGCCCGCTCATGCCCCGCAACGCGTGCAGATCTGCGCCTTCGACATCGAGCTTCACCAGGTCGAGCCGATCCAGCTCGCGCAGCTCGACGATCGCGTCGAGCCGGACCGCGTCGACCATCACGCGGTCATCGTCAAGGACACCGTCGCCATTGCGGTTGACCGGATCCACGCGCGTCGAGCCACCCGATAGGCGCTGGTTGTCGTCCTGCAGGCTCAGCACGTCGTCGACGTCCCAGGCGGCGAACGGGATCACCTCGACGTTGCGGACGTCGTTGAGCAGCAGGTGACGCCGCAACGCGTCCCGGGTGGCCGGGTTGGGCTCGACCGCGAACACCTTCGACGCCCGGGTCGACATGCGGATCGACCATCGTCCGATGTGCGCGCCCACGTCGAGCAGCACGCCACCCTCGGGCAGTAGCTCCTCGAACACGGGTTTGAGCGTGTCCTCGTGGTGGGTCCACCCGATCCAGTCGTCGGTGCGCGAGCCACGATCGAGCCACAGGAACCCGTCGGCCTCCTTGACAGTGCTACGCAGGGACGACTCGGCGGGTGGCTTAGACGCCGCCTCACGCCGCTCGTCGATCGCCGCCTCGAGACGCGTCAGCGCCGGGGCCCAGTACTTCTCGGCGACAACGTCCGCGTCATAGTCCTGCGCGAACGCCCACGCCGACGCATGCAGCGCCTCATCACCGCGCCGGTCGTAGGCCTGCTCATACGCGTCGACGATCCCACCGATGAGCGGACGCCGCGCCCACGCCTTCTGGCTGTCGTGCCAGAACGGCTCACCCGGCACCTGCCAGCCAGCGCCGCAGAGCTCCGGCATGGCGGTGGTGGAGTTGACCACCACGGGGGTGCCGCACGCCTGCGCCTCGACGATGGGGATGCCGAAGCCTTCACCCCACGACGTATTCGACAGGACGTCCGCCGCGCGCATGATGTCCGCCACCGTCGACGCCGGGGTGCCGATCCGATATTGGTACTGGTCGCTGATGACGTACGACCCGCTGGGCAGGTCCGAGAGCAGGGTGGGGATGTCGACGCCGTTGCGGTGGCTGATGTCGGTGTGCA